TTTTTGACAAAAAACCCAAAAAAAGAGTTTATACTATAAAAGGTAAAAAATACATTTTAAAAAAAAGAATAAGAAATGCCAAAAGTTAGTAGAAAAGGTGATACAAATACAACAGGCCATATTTGTACCTCAACAACAACTTTAGATACTCCAACTCAATCAACTGTTTATGCAAATAATATTTTAATTGCTAGAAAAACTGATAAAACGGTTTCTCATCCATATCCACCATCACCGACTTGTGCGCCTCATGTTGCTAATGTTAATGTTGGTAGTGAAACTGTTTATGTTGTAGGTTTAAAATGTGCTCGTGTTGATGATAGTACTGACGCAGGTGTATTAATAGAAGGTAGTGAAACTGTATTTGCAGGAGGTTAGGAATATAGTATAAATAGTATTAGGAGAGAAATATGGCAAGTTATGACGCTGGTACACTAACAAATAAAAGTAAAAGAAGTGCAAGAATCTATAAAGATTTAAACCTTGATTTTCAACAAAATACTGCTACTAAAGATATTCAAAAAATGTTGGATATTGAGTCAGTAAAAAGAAGTGTACGAAATTTGATTAACTTAAATCATTATGAAAAACCTTTCCATCCAGAAATAGGGTCTAATTTGAGAGCAATGTTATTTGAATTAATAACACCTCAAATATCACACTATATTGGAAAGCTAATAAGTTTATTAATACAAAATTACGAACCAAGATGTAGGTTGGTGCAAGTGAACAATATGCCAGATTTAGATAGAAATGGATATTCTGTTTCAATATCTTTTTATGTTGTTAATCATTCTCAACCAGTAATAGTAGAATCATTTTTAGAAAGATTAAGATAATATGGCAACCAAATTAGAAATATCACAATTAGACTTTGACGGTATCAAAGATAACTTAAAAACTTTCTTATCACAACAGGACGAGTTTACTGATTACGATTTTGAAGGTTCTGGAATGAATATCTTGTTAGATGTTCTTGCTTACAACACACACTATATTGGATACAATGCCAATATGTTAGCAAACGAAATGTATCTTGACAGCGCCGATCAAAGAGCAAGTGTAGTATCATTAGCGAAACAAGTTGGTTATACTCCAAAGAGTGCTACTGCTTCACAAGCAACAATTGATGTACTTGTTAATAATGCAACAGGAGCGTCCATTACAATGTCAAGAGGAACAAAATTTACAACATCGGTTGATGAAACAAGCTATTCTTTTGTAGCAAATGCTGATACAACTATTTCTCCAGTAGATAATGTTTATAAATTTTCTAATTTAGTGGTTTATGAAGGTACATATCTAAACTATAAGTACACAGCAAATACATCCGATACCGACCAAAGATTTATTATACCAAATGATGATGTTGACACAACAACTCTTACTGTAAAAATTCAAGAATCTTCTTCGGACTCTACAACAAACACTTATACATTAGCAACTGGTGTTACAGGATTAGATTCTACATCTAAAGTTTATTTTTTACAAGAAGTTGAAAATGGAAGATTTGAAGTTTACTTTGGTGATAGCGTTTTAGGAAAAGCAATTGCTGATGGTAATATTGTTATATTGGATTACATCACTTGTAATAGAGATGAACCAAATGGTGCTACTACATTTGCATTATCAGGAAATGTTGGTGGGTTTTCAAATGTAACTATTACAACAGTTAATAATGCAGCTGGTGGTGATGATCCTGAAACAATTAAATCAATTAAGTATAATGCACCAAGAGATTACTCATCACAAGATAGAGCGGTTACAGCAGATGATTATAAAGTTCTTGTCAAGAGTATATATGCAAATGCTCAGTCAGTTCAAGTATATGGTGGTGAAGACGCAGCTACTCCTGACTATGGTAAAGTTTATATTTCAATTAAAGCAAAATCAGGATCTAATTTAACAGAAGCAACAAAAGATAGTATTGTGCAAAGTCTTAAATCATATGCTGTTGCTTCGGTAACACCTGTGGTTATTGATCCTGAAACTACTTACATTACATTAACTACAACTTTCAAATACGATTCTAGTTTAACAACTAAAGATGTATCAACACTTCAAACAAATGTATTGAATAGTATTACAAGCTACAATACAGCTACACTGGAGGATTTTACAGGTATGTTTAGATATTCAGCAGTTGGAAAAACAATTGATAGTACGGATACATCTATTTTATCAAACATTACAACAATTAGGTTATACAAATATATTACACCAACTTTAAATTCAGCATTAAAATATACTTTATCATTTAATAATGCATTTTACAATCCACATAGTGAACACAATAAAACAGCTGGTGGTATTATTTCTTCAACAGGATTTAAAATTAATGATGACAGCTCAACTAACGAACATTTTTTAGATGATGACGGTGCTGGTAATATAAGAGTATATTATTTAAGTGGTACAACAAGAATATATACAAGTTCTGCTTACGGTACTATTGATTATACAACTGGAAAAATAATTTTAACTTCTGCTCATATAACAAGTATATCAAATATTGATGGTGCAGCTAGCACTAAAGTAAGAGTATTTGTTAAACCAGATTCAAATGATATTGTGCCTGTAAGAAATCAAGTGTTATCTATTGATACAACTAATTCATTAATTACTGGTTCAGTAGATGAAATAGAAAGCGGTAGTTCACAAGCAGGAACAACTTATACAACTACCAGCAGTTATTAGGTGCTAGGTAATGGACAAGAAAAAAACAAATAAAAAAAAACTATCCACACTCATTAAACAACAAGTTCCTGAATTTGTTTTAACAAAACATCCCAAATTTACAGAATTTCTTTCATCTTATTTTCTATTTTTAGAATCTGCTGAATTAAATTTAGACACATTTACAGAAATAGATCAAATACTTTTAGAAACAGTAGGTACAACAGATAGTTTTGTTTTACTTAATCAAACAGATAAAAATGGTTTAGACGCAGGCAATAAACTTGTTGATGAACAAAATACTTTTGGTGGTTCATTTGCAAAAGGTGAAGTCATTACAGGATCAACATCTGGTGCCACTTCAACTGTTTTAGCAGAAGACACTATATCTAATTCAAGATTATTTGTTTCAGCACACAATGGTTGGATTACAGGAGAAACTGTCACTGGTTCCACTTCAGGTGCAACTGCTAAAGTTTCTAAATATCGTGCTAATCCAGTAGAGAATATTCAACAACTTTTAAACTATTCTGATCCTGACCATACAATAAGCGATTTCTTATCTCAAATGAAAGAGGAATTTCTTAACACAATTCCTACTGATACAGACGATTCGCTTAGTACAAGAAAACTAATTAAAAATATTAAATCTTTATATAGAGCAAAAGGTACAGCAAAAGCACATCAAGCTTTTTTCAGAATACTATTTAACGAACCGTCACAAGTTTATACTCCAACAGATGATATGTTAAGAGTATCAGATGGTTCTTGGAATAAACAAACTTTTATTCGTTGTACTCAAACAGCATTACAATCTGTTTATGATCCTATCTTTTTAACAGGACAAAAAATAACACAAGCAAACGATCCTTCATCAACAACAGTAAATGAAGCAACTGCAATTGTAGAAACCATATTAAAATTCCAAGAAGGAAGTACCGAGATTATTGAAGTTGTAGTTAATTTAGAAACAACATCAGGTACTTTTGTTTCTGGTGCAACTGTCACTGGTATAAGTAGTGCAGATCCTGATATAACAATAGGTTTAATTGTAGCACAATCTTTATCTACAGCAGTAATTACAAACAATGGAAATACATTAACAGTTGGTGATGAAGCAACTTTATCTGGTGGTGCAGGTTCTGGTGCTAGAATACAAGTACAAGATATATCTGGTGCAGGTGTTAGTGAAGTTATTGTTAATGCTGTTGGAGCAAATTACGAAGAAGGTGATACTTTAACATTTAGTTCAGGAACTGCTGAAGCAAAAGTTTCTGTGGTTAATGGTGGTTTTGCTCCTGAATCAGGAAGTACTGACATTCATG